GCTGCCGCCGCCGTAGCCGTCGCCGTCGCCGCCGCCGCCGTAGCCGTAGCCGTTGCCGTAGCCGCTGCCGCCGCTACCGTAGCCGTCGCCATCCAACGTCATTAATAGACCGTCGTCTAACCCTAATAGACGACGGGTTAGCAAGGTCAGACTAAGTGGGGCTTCCATTTTGACTGGTTGCAATCAACAGTAAATAGCACAGCCCGCAATAGGGGGCGAACTGTACAGATCGCGTCGAGAACTGTTTCTTTCGTTGGCCCGTTCTTCAGTTCGCCAAGTCCATTCGTCGTTCCCCACTTACGGATACAACGGGCTTTGTCGATGTACATTTCAGTCTCGGTCTGAGTGACATAGCCGACGAAGACAAAGCCACGGTCGAGTATGACGATTTTGATTTCAGGTTCGACATTCGAGATTGCAGTTGTGTGGGTTATCCCAGCATTCCATGCGCTACGTGCCTCTTCGATAATCTCATCGCTGTACTGCTCTCCGTGCCTTCCGTATTTCTTATCGAAGTAGGCTTCAAATGCTTTGTCGTGTTGATTACTCATTTCAATTTCCTTTCATTCGTTGTGCCATGAACTCGGCCAAAATTCCGAGTGCGACGGCATCGCCTTTATTGGCTAGTTTCTGGCAGTGGTCTAAACTGCGCCTGTCGACCGAGTTCATGGCGTTCGTTACTTCTGTAAAGTGGTGCAGAGTTGCTGCCCATGCTCGCTTCTGCGCTTCGGATTCGAAGGGCTGCGGGCCGGGGAGTGGTCGGTTTAGGTTGATCACATCGCGATTGATGCGTTGTTGATGCCCCATTTCACAAACGCCTTCGTCGCCGAAATCGTATTGTTCTGCCGGATGGCGTCACGCACGGTCACGACCTGGAACTCGATAGGCATGCGCTCTACGTAGATCATCATTCGGTCGAATGTGTCTTTCTTAGATTTCGCGCCCAGCGCAGAGCTGAGGGCGTAAAGAGTCGCCGGGGAAGTTGGTACTGGTACGCTGTCCGGGTTTAGCATGATACTGTCGATGCTGGGCAGGTCACGATACACCTGCAGGAACGCCACGAACTCACTGGCTGCACCTTCTCCGACCGTACCTTTCAGCACTTCATACTCAGTGTCGCGGTCCATGCTGGAGCCGATATCGCTGCTCACGAACGTCCAACTGCGTGGGTTCGGCGAGCTGCGCTGTGACGGGTCAAACGCGTGCAGCAGGTTTGGCCGGAAGCGGATAAATCCGATCAACTCCGTCGGCATATTGTTCTCCAGCGCCCAGGTGCTCCAGTCATCCAGACTGACATCCAGATCGAGGTGGGTGAAGCGTAGGGCGAGCGCTGATGGCATGCGGTTGACGACTGCACGATCTGACTCGCGGTTGCCGGCACCGATGATGCGCCAGCCTCCTGGTAGGGTGTAGTCGCCAATCTTGCCGGTGAGGGTCAGCTGCATGGCCGCTGCCTGTGTGGCCGGCGCTGCGCTATTCAACTCGTCCAGGAACAGGATGCCCTTGCCTTTGGTGGGCAGTTCCCCGTCGCGGAAGAACTTCATGGTCTTCGTGGTGGTGTCCGGCATCGGGAAGCCCTTGATGTCGGTCGGGTCGCGCAGGGCCATACGGAAGTCGATCAGATCGAGTTTGTCTTCCTTGGCGATGGATGCCACGATGTCACTCTTGCCGACACCTGGGGGTCCCCAGATGAAGGCAGCGCGGCGTTTGGACATCAAGTGGCGTAAAGCGGTTTTAAGCTGGGTAGGGCGCATGGCAATCTCCGGCAGGACTCATCCTGCGTTCAAGGATTAAGAAGGTTTGTTGAATTTCCGGTGGTCAGGGCCAGGGACGACGATGTAATCGTCACCGAGCTTGGTGCGCTCGGCTTTGGCTTTCATCTTGTCGCTGAAGAAGGGCGGGGAGATGGATTTGTCGTCCCGGTGTTTAATGGCAAACAGGTTCATATGTGATGCTCCGCTGTAGTTTAAGGATTGCTGGTCCTCCACACTCTTACCCGGTGGAGGTTAGGCTATCGAAGAAAGCGATAATATCTAAGTTAGATATTAGAGTCAAGCGCTATTTGAAACGAATGATATTGCTTGGCAACACTTCAATCATCTGCTCCTGGTGCATGCGCCCGATCTCGCTGCGCAGTCGGTTCGCTGCGATCAGGAAGTGTGCCTCGTGGCTGCGCGCCTCACGGAATACCTTGTTTTCGAATTTGGCGTTTCGCTCGGCTGACCTCAATTGCCAGTTCAGCCAGATCAATTTCAGTTTAGTTTTCATTTGGTACCAGGTCGTCGACACGTTGATCAAATTCTTCAGAGGTGATATTTTCCTCATTCGATGCCATTTCCCGGATTTTCCGGTAGCGCTCGGCGTCGCGCATTATGTCTGGTAGTTCATGATGGATGCTGATCATGCTTATCTCCTTGTTGCTTCGCAGTTGGTTGCGAAGCTGCGCATACGGGCTTCGTAGCCGGACAGGGTTGGCCGCATCCAGACGGGTGTGGGTGGTGGATTGACTCTGCGGTTGGCCAGGATGAATTGGCCGGTGTTGAATCGGTTCGTGGCTTCGAGCAGCTTGCCTTCAGACACCAAACCTCGCACGGCTTCGGTTATGACCCTGTGCGATATTTTAAGTGACTTAGAGAGGGTGGCGAGGGTTATGAATCCTCCTGGCAAATCTGTCATCAGCTCAAGGATTTTGATTCGGGCTGTCATGAGTATTCCCTCGTTATGGTCCTTATTACCTGCCCACGACGGCGACGACTGCGGCTGAAATCTTCTAGTGCGTCGCGAACGCGGTGGAGAACTTCACGGTCCATGAAGTTGAGCATGCTGACCCGTACATGAGTAAGCATGTGGTGGAGAGATTCAGCCTGTTCGTCGGTGAGCATCATGTCGATGACGTAGGGTTGTGTTTGAGAGATTGCGAGGCGGTTTTGCATTTTAATTTCCTTTGGTTGTTGCCAGCAGCTTGATTGCTTCGGCAATTTGTTCGTTGTTTCGATCCTGCGGTGGCCCTTGCCCTTAGTGAGCAGGGTTAGCTTCACACCGCGTGGTGGCTTGTCGATGTAATTGAACCCGGTCGGTTCGGCCGCGAGGATTAGATAGAACCTGGCGCCTGCGCTCCACCTCGATCGGACAGCTTCGACTTCAAACGATAGCCTTCTAAGGGCCATATTTTATTGACGGCATTTTCTCGCGCGATCTTGCGGCCAATAATTGCATCGAAGTTTTCAGGACTTACGCACGCTGATTCGCCGGTAACAGTGAAGCCATTGGTAAGCTTTAATGCACAAATTGTCAGCAAGTCGAATGCGTCATCGGTCGGATGCCCAAGGGCGCGCAAGGCTTCGCCAACACTGAATATGTGTTCATGCGAAATGGTGCGTTCAATATCGTCCGGCGTAATGCGCGGCGCTGTCAGCCCTTTGGCTTGAATTTCCTGCTCAATTTCTTTGTCAGACATGTGTTTCTCCTGTTGTGCTACGTTAAAATTCAATAATTGCTTTGTGGATCGCTGTCAACCCATGCGTAAAAATTCTGGCGAGGATCGGGATTGTGATAGGGCAGCTTGCCACGCAGCCCAGGCGTACTTTGTTGCCGCGTATTTATAATGCGGAAGCCCTGTGGCGTGGCTGACGTTCCGCTGCAGCATCAGCATGTGCGGCAGTTGGATTGCCCACGCCTCGAATTTCTTGTTTTGTGCGGAGTTCATACCTTCACTACTTTCAATTTTGGTTGGGGTGGTTTCTGTTGGGTAAGCGCGTCGTGATCTAGGAATTCGTCGATATTTGTCCAGTCTACTCGTATTCCTGGCACTGACTTTCCATCTATCCACACTTTTGTTGTTTCGATCCTGCGGTGGCCTAAGTAGGTTGTGAATTTGTAGGGTGTCGTCGGTACGTCCCCTATCACATACTCGAATACGGGTCTTAGCTCGTCTCGTGAGACGTTGCATTTTCCTTTGTCGTCAGAGCGTGTAATGAGTATTTTCAGTACGTCGATATATGCTTGTAGTTTGTTACTCTCCTTGAAGTCAGTTTGGGGTGTTGTTCCTGTTGGTAGCTGCGAGACAAGGAACTCAAAGTCTCCCTCAGCCAAGGCACTACTCAGCCTGTCAGCTGATATTTCTGACAGTCGGATCATTTTATCTCTGTCTTCCGAGTCAAGGGGTGTTGACGCTTGAACTTTATTTACTGTCGAACTCATGAGGTAATCATGAAATCCTTGGAGTTCCTTCGGAATCAGTTCATCGATTTCTTTTTGGCTGATGATTATTTTGGTCGGCTGGTATTTACCTACGTTGAATCGACGGTCTTCGCGGTCGATCTTGACTGGTTCGGGTTTGTTGCTGGCGAATATCCAGTTGGTGTGGTTTTTCACTTCGTAAGGAGCCATGTGCATGTGGCGGATTTCAATGAACTCTTCAGTGATGAAATTTTTCAGCTTCGCCATCATGCCTTTGCCGTCTTTCATTCCATCGCTGTCAACTTCATCAGCGAACACTAAAAAGCATTTCTCTGTGCTGCCATTGTATCTGTCGCTTAGAGTTTCAGCTCTGGTCGCTGAGGTTTGAGCGAATCCGAATATAGGTCGCAGGATGTTGTTCATCAGTATTCCCTTACCGGTGCCTTGCGTGCCGTGCAGTACCCATGCCGTTTTTGTACGATCACGAAACTGAAGAATGAATGCTATCCAGTTTAGGAAGTGATCGGTGGCTGCTTGATCGCTACCAAGCGCGTGATGGATGACTTTCAAAATGGTCTTAGGGCAGGTAGATACTTTTCTGATCGGTGCCAGCATATATACAGTGGGTTGGAACGTGTTGATTGTCTTATTGCCGATGTCGACGCGTACATTGTCTTGGGGGTCGAAAGCCATATCCCATTCTGGGATGGTGCCGCCTAGAGTTAGCCCATTCAGCTTTGCGAAATCTTTCATCATTTCTTTGGTTTTCGCCATGTGTATGTCAAGTGTGTCGGTTTGTGCATCGTGGGTACCACGCCAATAGGCTCCGCTTTTACGGTCGCAGAAGGCGAGGTAAGTGACTCCCTGGCTGGATGTGCGTATTGGTTGACTTGTAAGGGATTGCCAATATTCAGGTAGTAATTCCTTGGTGACGTAGCTTGGCTCGCCTTTGAAGTTGTGGATGTAGTCCGGATTGTCTTCGGGGTGGTAGTACCCCCAGCTGTCACCGCCGTTCAGATTGAAATACACGAAGCCGCGTTCGGCGCGCATGTCGGTTACTACGCAGGCGTCCGGTTTGTTCATGACTTCTATGTTGCCGTGCATCTTGTAAGTGGTTTTACGAGATGGGTATCCTTGGGCTTCCCGAATCTCGTTGATACGTTTGTTGGTGAGTTCACGGTTTTGCGCGGTAGAGTTGATTGTGATGATATTGAGGTGGTGCGATTTCTTGGGCACGTACTCGATGCGCTGCTTCTTTGCCATCGGGTCTTTAATCCCTTTCAGGATTGGTGGGGCGATGTACAGCAGTTTATCGTTTTGGCATGCGCTGATATCCAACGGCCATGAAATGCTGTTGCCTGTTTTGGTCAAGGTCATCGCATTTTTGAGTAGGGTGATGGAGTGGTTCATGCCGATCAACCATTGCTTGACCAACGGTGCGGCGAGCGGGGTGGCGAGCTGCATGTATACATGGGCGCGCAGATCGTTGCTACTGATGCCGTGGCTCGCTGACCACTGAATGAGATAGCTGATATCGCTGAGGTTCAAGGCGCGAAGAAAATCTTCGACACTTGAACAATTCGGTACACCATCCAGATCAAGTACAATCCAGTCCGTGACTGCACCGCTGTCCGTGGTACCGGCGCGTGATTCGCATACGAGGTCGCGCATTGGATTTCCTTTGAGCAGACAATGACCGAGTGCGGCGTGCCCCTTCAAAAGTTTTTCCATGTTGCGCAGATCGGCACACGGTTCATTGATCGTCGTGACTTCGTACACGTTTGGATAACTGGACTTCTTGATGCTCCCGTCAGCTTGCTTGGTGAACGACTTTGTGAGCGATACAGGGGCTTTCAAAAATGTCAGTTTCATGATGTTTTCCAGGTGCGGCACAGGGTGGTAATCGTAAATCTTACTTGGAGCGAAGGCAAGAGCTTTTTTTCGTGTTTTTAATCGGAAGAGCGGAATTTGTAAGTTGTTGATTTTATTAGCTATTATCTCTTTCCTTCTATTCTTCCGTTTTAAATTAATTGATTCAAGATAAGAAGAGAATAGAAGAGTAGGTAGTATATATATATAAGAAGCCCGGCAAACAACAGAAGTTTCCAAAAAGAAACAAGCCCACATCCTTGTGGGATGTGGGCGTTGTGGTTAGTGCAGTGGTGTGATCGCAGGCTGTGTTGCTGGCTGCGTGCTGACCAATCCGACGATGCCTGTGTCGGGTTCATCCTTCTTGTGCGGTACGCGACGAACCAGTTTTGATTTCATGTTGTTGGCGAGCAGGGTGGTCAGTCCATGTTCGGCTGGTTTCTTTTCGACTTCTGCCTTGATCAGTTCATGGCGTTCATCGAGCTTGCCGAGACCGAACGCTGTCTTGACCTGGGGGTCGCGTGACGCCAGATCACATTCAAGGTACATTGTCTGCACCAATGTTTTCAGACGGTCGTAGCTTGCGTCTGGAAACTCTTCGGTGTTCTCGATGAACACGATTGCTTTGACTGCTTGTTGCATGACGCCGACCGTCCATTTATATTGCAGCCAGAGCGGTACCGTGTTCCACAGATCATCGGTTAGCTCTCCTTGCATTGTCTTCTGCATTTCAGTCAGTATGTACTCTGCTTCGATCTTGTTGCTCGCAGCTTCGCGTAAAGTCTTCAGCTGCTGTTGTTTCGCGCGTTCAGCTTGGAGCATTGCCGATGTGCAGTCAGATTGTTTCTTTGTGAACGCATCATATGCTGCTTTGGTGTCGGTGGTGTTGTCGTTGTTCAGCATGTCGCTGAGTATTTCAATCGGTTGACGTGGTGGGGATTTCTGGCAGAACATAACGTTGCTGGCCTGTGCGCGAAATAATTTCTTGTATATGCCGATCAATGGTGTTGCGTCAAATGTTGGCAGCTGCGCGTCGAACCCGATCTCAACCATGTTCAGTGCTTTGCTTACTGCTTCGTCCTGTTCAGCCGATCCGTCATTGAATGGGTCAATCCCGCAGGCGACAACGAGTTTGGTTTTTGCCTTTGCTTTCCGGTAATTCCACAGCAGTTGATTCAAGCAGTAGAATCCGAGTGAGTTCACGATGCTGTTTTGCGCGAAGTATCCGTTGCTGGCTGCGAGCGTGTGCAGTTCGTCCAGATACTCTTGCACGTTGCTGATGATTGCTGTGACGGATGCAGCTATCTGTTTGGCTGCGATTGCATTGATCGCGTCTTTCTTGATGCCGGTGATTTTCTTGGCGGCGTGAGTTTTCTTGGTTGTGATGATGCTGGCTGCGATTTCAGGTGTGATGACGTTCATGGTTATTTCCTTGGTTGTGTATGTGTGGTTTGCCGGTTACAGCGTCCGGCGTGCTTTGGCTTTGAGCACTGCTATCCTTGATGCTTACGTTCTGATGGTTGGCTGCGAGTCCGGTCGCTCTCTGCGCCAATTTGCCGGTCTGGTTCGTGTTCTGCGTATCACCACAAGGATAACGAACCATATCCTGTGATCCGCTTGATTGATCGTCGCTACATTGGCTGTTTCTCCTTTGGCTTGGTGGCGAACAGTATTTGCAGGTTGGTGGCGGTGCGTGACGCGAGGGTTAATGCATCCTTGCTGTAACGCGCTGTAATTTGCACGAGTGCTGGCCTTCCGTGGTGCGTACACATGATGTGGTAAGTGGGCATCCTGTTTCCTCTTCCATCGCTGCGATGATGTCGAATGGGTCGCCGCTGTACTGACGTTCCGGGTCGATGCAATTCACCTCAAGCACGTCTTCGTCGTCTTGAGGTGCGTCGTAGTAGTATTCAGAATTGTTCATTCGGTTTTTCGCCAAACATGATTTTGATTTCTTCCATCGCGAGTCGAAGCTGTTTCAATGCGTACTGCTTGTCGGTGATGGTGTTCTTCACAACGACCAGCCGCGCATATATGGTTTCGATCCGTAGTCTGCCTATCTCCGCTGTGTCGTTGGTCATCTCAACTCCTCTGCATCCACTTGCCAAATCCCCGGATAATAAATCCGTGCATCAATGTGCCCGAGACATTTACGTCCGACAGTTATGAGTCCAGAACAAATCAGAGAACCAGTCGCTGCGACCATCACACCAGAAAATGAGCCCCAATGTAAAATGTTCAACATTATGAAAACTATGACATCCATTAGCAAAGGATTCGATAGCATCCACATTCTTTTTTTCCATGGGCACTTGAACCACATGAACGTGAGTCCGAGTGCTACGATCAAACCACTTTCTATAATCATGATGCTCTCCTTAACTGGCCGCGATGTTCTGCGGCCTGAGTTTTAGTTACGCTGTCTTAGGTGCTGCGCGAAATATTCCGAGCACCGATTCTTTAGCGTTCGACAGATGGCGATCAATCGCACCGGAGGAAATATATCCAGCCGCGACGTGACCGAGCTTCGACGCGGCCCACACCGCGATGCACATCGCGAGCAAGCCAACCACGAAGGCCAAGAACATCCCGCCGCTCAACGCAACCGCCCCGACCAACATCGAGTTGACCAAACTCCACGCGCCGATGGTGCCGACGGTGAGGATCGAAATGTGCGCGACGTATGCGATGATGCTGCGTGTGCTCGGCATCATGTTGCGCGTCAAATCCCAAACGATCTGCGCCATGCTTGGTTCGGCCAACTCTGCTTCGGTAGCAGCAACTGGTTTTGGTTGATTGAGATTTGCGCCGAGATCAATCGGTTGTTTCTTTGCGTTGCGCATTGCTTCGATTACTTTAGTTTGTACAGCTGTGGCCATGATGATTCTCCTGAGTGATTGAATGATAGGGAACAACACAAAAGCAAAAAGAGCAAGGACGCAGCCTTACCGCGTCCTTGCAGGGTTTAAGAAACAGCGCTCATCGCCAACTCGTCCATCTGTTCGTCGCACGCACCATCTGGGATTGCTACGCGCGTAACGTCATCGCTCCTGTGTTTCATTTCTGATAGTTCTGAGTCGAAGCACCACGACCCGTCTGCCCACACGTTGATGTATTCCATGTTCGTTCTCCTAGGTAATGAACACAAAAGCAAAAAGAGCAAGGACGCAGCCTTACCGCGTCCTTGCAGAATTACCCAACCTTGGCAATGACGTGCTTGGTCATCGCCAACGCGCGCGCTGCTTCCATGGCGGCAGCACGATCTATCTGCCACTGGGGTTTGACGTATTGCGGCGCACCCGATGCCTGCTTGTGCATCCGGTTGACGGAGCTTGCTACTGACGCAGCATTGAGCGCCTGCTCCTTCAATGTCGCGATCTCTGCGCGTAGTGCTGCGTTCTCCGCTTCCAGCTGCGCCTTGGTGAGTGCTGATGCCATGACTATCTCCTTGGTTAATGTATAGACAACACCAAGGCAGACAGACCAAGGACACAGCCTCACCGTGTCCTTGTGGTTGGATGTGTGGTGGCGAGCGCCAAGAACTCGGAGCGGGGTTCGGAATGCTTGGAGTTCCTTGCTGCGTGGCCGGGGTAAAAGAGACTCCTTATCCGGGCGCTGGGTGCGGAAACCGAAGTGGGGGCGGCTGATGACGAGGGGTAGGTGAGGGACCCAGACCGACGTAACCCAGAAATTTTCATAAAAATTTTTCTGAAAAGATTTACGATCTAAGTTAGACTCGCGTGATGACCAAACGCAAAGACCCCGCCGACCTGAAAATCAGGGCCAGGGACGACCTCACCCCGAAACCCCGACTAAGGTCAAAACAAAATGCCTCCCCGGAAGGGCAGGCTAAGCGCATCGCTGCGCTCCGCAAGACACCGACCAACGGCGGCAAGATCGCCATCATCGAAACCCAAAACCCTAATCGACCGCTCACCGAAAAACAGAAAATTTTCGTCAAAGAGTGGGCTGCTGGCGAGACGATCCTGAGCGCCAGTTACCGCGCGGGTTATGCCGATAGTGGAGCAATGTGTTACCGGCTGGCAAAAGACCCGGCGATTTTAAGGATATACGACGCCGAAAAAGCCCTGTACGTGGCTGCGGCACAGATGACCCGTAAAAAGGTCATGGACGGCTTCCTGGAGGCTGCTGACATGGCTCGCACACTGGCCGACCCGACCGCTTTGACAGGCGCATGGCGGGAAATCGGAAGAATGTGCGGATATTATCAAGAAAACACCAAAAAAATTGACATAAACATCACGGGCGACCTCACTATGAAGCGCCTCGAACGAGCCTCCGACGCCGATCTGCTGAAGCTGATCAAGGGTGAGATCGAGGATGTGGCGTTCGATGAGGTGATGCGTGACGACTAAGCCCGCGCTCGCCGCCAAGCAGGAGATGGCGAGCCGGATCATGGCGCGCAGAAAGCTGCTGTCGTTCGTGCGGCGCATGAACCCGAAGTACATGGCTGGCTGGGTGCATGAGGATATCTGCAGGCGGTTGGAGAGGTTCAGCGACGACGTAGCGGCTGGCTTAAGCCCACGGTTGATGCTCTTGATGCCGCCGCGTCATGGTAAGAGTGAGTTGGCCTCCAAGATGTTCCCGGCGTGGCACCTTGGACGACACCCGGATCACGAATTCATCGCCTGCTCGTACAACATCTCCCTGGCGATGGGGTTCTCCAAGAAGATCAAGGCCCTGTTCGACGACCCTGCGTTTCAGACTGTGTTCGACGCCCGATTGAACCCCGACAACCGCTCCACGGAAGAGTGGGCTATCGCCGGGGACACAGGCGGCTACGTCGCAGCCGGTGTCGGCGGTGGGATCACAGGCAAGGGCGCGCACATCCTGGTCATTGATGACCCGATCAAGAACGCGGAAGAGGCGGACAGCGCCACCACGCGCGAGTCCCTGTGGGACTGGTACGGCTCGACGGCTTACACGCGCTTGGCCCCAGGTGCCGGCGTACTTGTCATTCAGACATGGTGGCACGATGACGATCTGGCTGGCAAGCTGCAGCAGGCCATGATCGCCGACCCGGAGGCTGACCAGTTCGAGATCGTCAAATACCCGGCGATTGCGGAGCACGACGAGTATCTGGATACCGACACTGACTTAATCGTCTACGACACCGCCCCGGCGAACGGTCGGCTGCTGCGGCAGAAAGGCGACTGCCTCCACGAAGCCCGCTACGATATCGTTAAACTTCGCCGGATCAAGGCGACCATCGCCAACCGCTTCTGGGCTGCGTTGTACCAGCAGAACCCGGTACCCGACGACGGCAGCTACTTCACCAAGGATCAGTTCAAACGTGGGCCGATCCCGTTGCTACTCCAGAGCCGGGTCTACATCGCGTGGGATTTCGCCATCAGTGAGAAAGCTCACAACGATTACACGGTCGGTACGGTAGGTCTGCAGGATTACGACGATGTGCTGCACGTAGCGGAGGTGGTGCGGTTCAAGTCTGCTGACGCTTTTTTTATCGTCGAATCTATTTTAAATCTATCTAAGAAGTGGTACCATGCGAGTCTAACGATTGGCGTCGAGGATGGGCAGATTTACCGCTCGATTGAGGCCCTGCTGAAAAAGCGCATGCGGGAGACGAATTTCTACCCCTCCATCGTTGTCCTCAGACCGATTACGGACAAGCTGGCGCGAGGCAGGGCGCTTCAGGGCCGGATGCAGCAGGGCATGGTGAGCTTCAACCACACAGGCGAGTGGTACGACACGGTCAGAAATGAGATGCTGCGCTTCCCGGCTGGCGTACACGATGATTGTGTTGACAGTATGGCGTGGATGGCGCAGATGGCAGTGGGTAGTGAGCCGCCGCAGATGCCGAAGGCGAAGGGCAAGAAGTCCTGGAAAGACAGATTACGCGGTACCCGCGCGAACGCGTCGCACATGTCGGCGTAGCAGAGAGAAAATATGCCCCTTAACACCGAGTCGGCTTCAAAGGTCTGGTATCGCTATGCCTACTGTAGGGACAACGGGCATGCCCAGTACGTCCTGAAAGCCGATACCTGCGAGCAATTTTTCCAGGGCAACCAGTGGACTGAGGCAGATCGAGCAGCCCTTCGCGCCGCGCGCCGCCCCGCGCTGACGATCAATAAAATCATCTCCACCATCGGCAACGTAATGGGGGAGCAGATATATAACCGCTCAGAGATCAGTTTCCGGCCTAAGTCCGGCGCTGACCCTGCCACCGCCGACGTGCTGACGAAGGTGTTCAAACAGATATCTGACAATAATCAGCTTGACTGGCGGCGTAGCGACATGTTCGCAGACGGGATTATCACCAGCCGTGGGTATCTTGATGTCAGGCTGGACTTTAATGCCTCCATGCAGGGCGAAGTGCGGATCGAGACGATCAACCCGAAGAACGTGATCGTCGACAACGACGCCGAGGAGCACGACCCGGACAGCTGGAACGAGGTGTTTGTCACGAAGTGGATGACTGCCGACGATATCGCCATCCTGTACAGTAAGGAAGATGCGGAGTATCTGCGCAACCGCGACGACAGCTACTACCCCTACGGCTACGACTCCATTGACAACATCCGTGACAGGTTCGGCCTGCCATTCAACGCCAACTACGGCGGGCAGGCTCAGGCATACGACGAGTCGCCGGTTGTGCGCAGTCTGCGCGTGATTGAGCGCCAGCACCGCATTATGGACCGCCAGAAACACTTCATCGACCCAAAAACGGGGAATATGCGCCCGGTTCCAGAGGGTTGGGATCGTGACCGCATCGCCGCAGTCGTCCAGCAGTTCGGTTATCAGGTCATCCCTCGGCTCGTCAAACGTATCCGCTGGACGGTGATCTGTGACAACGTCGTGCTGCACGATGACTGGTCGCCATACAAGCACTTCACAGTCATCCCTTATTTCCCGTACTTCCGGCGCGGCACCACTATCGGATTGGTCGAGAATCTGGTCGGCCCGCAGGAGCTGCTGAACAAGGTCACATCGCAGGAGCTGCACGTCGTCAACAGCAGCGCGAACGGCGGCTACAAGGTCAAGAGCGGGGCGCTTGCCACGATGTCGATAGAGGAGCTGGAGCAGCGCGGGGCCGAGACAGGGCTGGTGATCGAGATGGCCAATTCACTGGACGATATTGAGAAGCTGCAGCCTAACGCCACGCCGCAGGGTCTCGACCGGATCAGTTACAAGGCCGAGGAGAGCATCAAAACGATTTCTGGCATCACCGACAGCCAGCAGGGGCAGGACAGGGAGGATGTTGCGGCTAAGGCGATTCAGGAAAAGAAGAAAGCCGCCAACACGAACCTCGCCAAGCCGCTGGACAGTCTGGTGCGGACGGACTTCATGATCGCCCGGAACGTGCTGGACCTCGTACAGACCTTCTACACAGAAGAACGCATCCTCACCATCACCCATGACACGCCTGGGGGCGGCACAGAAAATGTCACGATCAATCAGGTGCAGCCCGACGGCACTGTCGTGAACGACTTGATGCTGGGCGAGTTCGACGTGACGATCAGTTCGGTGCCGCAGCGCGAGACGCTGGAAGACAGCCAGTTCGATCAGGCGGTCTCCATGAAGAAAGACCTCGGCATCAACATACCTGACGCGTTCATCATCAACACGTCCCGGCTGCTCAACAAGAACGATCTCATCAAGCAGATGCAGGCAGCTTCCCAGTCGCCGGAAGCCCAGGAGCAGCAGAAGCTGGCCCTGCGCCAGCAGACAGCGGAGGTCACGAAGACTGAGGCTGAAACGAAGCAGAAAGACGCGGACGCTGTGCTGAAGGATGCCAAGGCGAGGAAAGAGGGCGTCGCTACCCAGAAAGAGGCCATGACCCCGATTGAAGGGCCGGAAGCAGAGTCCCAGGCAGAGCAGGCGAAAGTGCAGGCGGAGATCGCCCTGAACGAGCGGAAGTTCCAGCACGAGCAGCAGATGGCCCAGCAGAAATTCCAGCTGGAGCAGGAGAAGCTGCACGCAGAGCTGCAGATGAAGCGGGAAGAGATGAACATGAAAGCGCAGCTGGATCAAAAAGCAGCAGCGGAGAAGGCGGTCTCCGACAGAATCGCCGCGAGAAGCCAACCTAAACCACAACCAGGAACAAAGACATGAAATACTCCAAACTCCTAAAATTCCTCCTCGCCCCCTTCTTCATGTACGCCGCAGGCGACGAAGGCGGCGGCGCTGAAGACTGGGGCAACGAAGTCACCCTCGGCGACGGTGCTCCGGCAGACAAAGTCGATCCTGCCACGATTGTTGATCCGCTCAAAGATGACAAGGTCGTCGACGAGACGAAGTTAGACCAGACGGACGAAGAGAAAGCCGCCGAAGCGCTGAAAGCGAAGCAAAAACCCGTTCCTTTCGAGCGTCACGACGCGATCCTCAAGAAAGAGCGCGCAGAGCGCGCCGCGCTCGTCGCTGAATTGGCTAAGTACAAGCAGGGCGAGCAAGTCGTCAAGGTCAACCAGGACTTGAATGCCGCCGAGACGAAGATCGTCGGCCTGGAGGCGGAGTACAACAAGCTCCTGGCTGACGGCGAGATCGAAAAGGCCACTGCCAAGATGAGCGAAATTCGCCGTCTGGAGCGGGATGTGCGCGAGTACCAGTCAGATATGAAGGTGCAGCAGGCGGAAGTGCGCGCAGTCGAGCGTGTGCGCTACGACACCGTCGTGGAACGGCTGGAGTCGGCGTACCCGGTGCTGAACCCTAACGACGAGGCATATGACAGCGAGCAGGTCGAAGATATCCTGGACCTGAAGGCCACCTACGAGCGCAAAGGGCTGGCTCCCTCGGCGGCGCTGCAGAAAGCCGTAACCAAGATGCTCGGTGCCGGCACGAAGAAGCAGGAGATCGCGACTGAAGTGACGCCGAACGTCAAAAAAGAAGACGTTGCTGCCGCCCGCAGGGAAGCCGCCCTGAAGGCAGGGATCGACGCAGTGAACAAGACCCCAGCCTCGCTGACGAAAGTCGGGGTGAATAGCGACGAGCAGGGCGGCGCGTTGACCGCTGAACGCGCTATGGCTATGAGCCAGAAGGACTTCGCGGCTATTGACGAGAAGACGTTAGCTAAACTGCGGGGCGACGAGCTGTAACCGGCCCCATACTTAACCGTACCAACCACTTGAAAGAAAATTATGAGCATCGGATCAAGAGACGCAGCAGAACAAGCCATGAACAGCCCACGAAACGCCGGGGGCAACATGTCCACCCCAGGGTTCTTCGTGGAGACCTACATGGATGCCGTAACAGCTCATGCTGGCGGCGGACAGACCACCGGGTATCCTATCACCACCCAGATCGCCCGTGTCACTACAGTGGCCTCAGCAGGCGATTCGGTTCTGCTTCCCCTTGCGGTTGCCGGTAATTCGATTACCGTCGCTAATGCAGCTGCAGCGAACAGCCTGAATGTCTTCCCCGGTGTCGGCGATGCTATCAACGCGCTGGCTGTGAATGCCGCCTATGCGTTGGCGGCTGGGAAGACGGTCACGTTCTTCTGCGTGTCCGACGCACCGGCTGTGTGGCACGCACTACTAAGCGCCTAAACCCAGCTTTACGAGTCTAATAAAATAGATAGACTGCTTGCAGTCTATCTATTTTTGTTTTAGAATCACGAACATGTAGTACCCCGCTTGGCTCCCGATACGGGCCACCTCGTAGGTCGAGACGAAATTCGACACAGCAGCAGTTGTGACTAATTTCAATCAACTTACGGAGGTGCCAAATGGCATTGACCAATTTTGGGCTTTTGACCAACAACCAGAAAACGATGTGGAGTCGTGATCTCTGGAAGAATGCCCGTAACCAATCATTCATCGGCAAATTCCTGGGCAACGGCCCCGGTGCGATGGTTCAGCACATCACTGAGCTGAAGAAATCCGAAAAGGGCGCACGCGCCGTAATTACACTGCTCGCCGACTTGGTCGGTGACGGTATCGCAGGCGACCGCACACTGGAAGGCAACGAAGAAGCGATGCAGACCTTTGATCAGGTCATTCGCGTCGATCAGCTGCGTCACGCTAACCGCCACGAAGGTCGCATCGCCGATCAGAAGTCTATTGTCGAATTCCGTGGCAATGCCCGCAACGTGCTGGCGTACTGGCTCTCGGATCGTATCGACCAGATGGCGTTCCTGACGCTGGGCGGCATCTCTTACGCCTACCAGACCAACGGCGCACTGCGCGTTGGCTCCGATCTGCCGTACCTCGAATTCGCTGCCGATGTTACTGCGCCGACCAATCTACGCGTATTCCGCTGGGACAACACCAACAAGGTGCTGGTTGCCGGTGGTGCGTCGAGCACTGTTACTGCAGTTGATACAGTGTCATGGGAAATGTTCGTCGGCCTTAAAGCAGCCGCCAAGAACAACTACATCCGTGGCGTAATGGAAAGCGGCGAAGAAACTTTCCACGCGTTCCTGACGCCTTCCGCGATGGCGAACCTGAAGCTCGATCCGACCTACCTGTTGAACTTGCGGCACTCGCAGAACAAGGACGTGAACGACAAGCTGTTCTCCGGTTCCTCGGTCAAGATCGATGGTATCTACCTGCACGAGTTCCGACACGTACCGTGTACCACTGGCGCTGCTTCCGGCTCCAAGTACGGCGCGTCCGGTACCGTCGAAGGTGCTCAGATTTTGTTCTGTGGCGCTCAAGCGCTCGGCATGGCAGACATCGGTGCCCCAGAGTGGGAAGAAAAAGGATTCGACTTCGAGAACCAACAGGCTATCGCCGTCGGCAAAATCCTGGGCTTCCTGAAACCACGCTTCGGCAACATCTACAACAACAACACCGTGCAGGATTTCGGTGTGTTGTCGTGCTACGTCGCTCAGAAATAAGGATAACCAGCCATGAATCTCATCGCATCCCGTTCTGCCCAGTACCCGCTGGTCGCTCAGTTCATCGGCAACTATAACAATTGGGTCTATGACTCGGTTAGCTTGGTTGCTGAAACGCTGGGGTCCACGGTGGCCCTGGCTACTGACCCTACGCAAGCCGGCTTGACCGGCCCAGTAGCGAACACCATCACATTCGACTGTATCCCGATGCCAACAGGCGCGGTGATTACGGGTGGTGAGCTGATCGTCGACACCGCCTATGCCGGCTGTACCGCCGCCACGCTCTCACTTGGTATCGCCGGTTCGACTACGGATTTACTATCCGCAGTCAATCTGATGGCAACTGGCCGTACAGCGTTGACCCTGACGTCTCTGGTCACGGAAGACCCGAATACAGGCTCGAACCTGCGCATGACGCTCGCCTACACCGTGGCTAACGCCACAGCAGGCAAGTTCCGAATTCGCGTGATGTACACCATCGACGGACGCGCTCAGGAAGTGCAGATCACCTAAGTTTCACTGGGTGAATAGCCAGGGGCTTCGGCCCCTGTTTTCTAATTACTTAGGACCATCGACATGAATTTCACACTGAATAGAGACAAGACGGTGCGATCCCTCTCAGGGCGCTCCGTCGAGTTCAAGAAGGGCGTCAGCACCCATGTGCCGCCTGGTATGTGGCCAGAGGTACTTGCCCTCGGCGCGCAGCCGGAGGAAGAACTACCCGAGCCAAAGACGTTCGAGTCGAGGGAGCCGTCAGACCCAGTCGCCCGCAGAGCCACGATTATGGAAGCGTTCGAGCAGATGGTGAACGGCGCCAAGCGCGACAGCTTCATGGGTACCGGCGTACCGCATATCAAGGCGCTGACCGCGCAGCTGGGCTTCGTACTCGACAGCAAAGAGCGCGACAAGCTGTGGCAGGAGTTCAAAGAAGGCAAGGGCGGCAGCGAAGCATGAACTCCGACGACCTGTACGAGATGTTCCGCACCGAGATGAACGATACGGTAGAGCCGTATCTTTGGTCCGATGAAGAAGTGTACGGGTTCGTCGATAGCGCACAGAACAAGTTCGTCAAGTTGATAGGGGGGCTGGCAGATACCACGTCGCCCTTCACGATGCTGCCGATGACGCTCACCACGGACAGGGTGAAGATCGACAAGCGGATTCTGAAGATACGTGATGCGTACCGGGTCTCGGACGGCAGGCTGATCGAGGTCATCAACTTCGAGGATATGCGTACCCGACGTATCCGATTCGACGGGCGAACGGGCATGCCAGAGTATTTGATTATCGGCATGGAGCCGGAGTATGCGCGGTTTTACCCAGCGCCGGCCACTGTTGACACCGTGCAGCTGCTGGTAGATCGCCTGCCGCTGCACAGGATTACCGACGAAGGCGACCAAGAGCTTGAGGTCGACGAGCAGCATAAAGATGGCCTGATGTACTGGATGAAGTATCGCGGCTACAGCAAGCAGGACGCGGAAACATTCGACAAGGGCAGGGCTGCGGACTTCGAGATGAAGTTCAAAGAATATTGCGGCGAGGCACTGAAGGAAAAAGCCCGCGCCATGCACAAGACACGCATCACGGCTTACGGCGGCATCCCGATGCACGGTGGAGGCTCTCACTACAGACCACGCGTTTATTAAGGCTGAACATGTCGAAGAACACCAAGCTCGCCCCGATAGCCCTGACCGTCACCGCTGCCGCTTATACAAGCGCGTACTGCGTCGGGGGCCTGATCACGATCCCGGTATCGCCCGTCCAGTCCACATCAGGGCGCATACTCGACGCCCAGGTGAACTGCGCTGGTACGCAGACATGCACTTACAACCTGATCCTGTTTAACGCGCTGCCGGCCAGTTCGACGTTCACGGATCGCGCAGCGATCACGATCAACTCCGCAGATTTCGGCAAGGTCATCGGCATTCTGCACCTGACCGACGTGACGACTGTCGGCGGTCTGACCGTTGCGCAAACCACAGCGGACTGCGCGAAGGCGTTCTCCGGTGCCAGCCCAGCGTTCTATGCAGTGCTTGAGGTCATCGGTACGCCAACCTACGCGACCGTCAACGACGTGCAGCTCGCCGTCGGCTACATGCCGGATTAATCATGGGCTACCTGGACAACCTCTGCCTGAATGTCGCCCTTGGGGAGACGTTCGTGGTCGTGCTCCGCTGGGGTACTGACGTGCTGACGAGCGTGCCGGTCACAGGCATCACGAACGCCGCGCCCGCTGTCATTACGGCGGACGGTCACGGCATGGTCACTGGCTGGCGCGCATCAGTCGTATCCGCAGGCGGCATGAACCAGATCAACACGAACAACTACCCACCGCGCGAGCGCGACTGGGAGGCAGTCAGCGTGCTGTCATCGAACACGGTGGCGCTGAACGATGTCAACAGCGCGGGCTACCAGCCCTACACGTCAGGCGGGTTCTTGGTCTACTCCACGCCGGTTGTTTTGACCGGCGCGACGGCGGTGATGAATATCCTCGACAACCCGAACCCGGAGGTCGGGAACGTGCTGCTGAGTCTGACGAATGGCTCAGGCATCACCGTCGATCCTGTCGGCATGACGATCACCCCCTCTTTCTCGACGGTCGGCCTCACCTGGACGACCGGCTACTTCTCCCTGCAGATCACCCTCGCGTCAGGTGTCACGACGCAAGTGGCTGCGGGCACCATCACTATCAACTAGGAACTGACATGGCAAAGATCACTTGCAGCATCAATGGAACGAATTGCGAAATCGACGACATGGCGCTTGAGCCGTTTCAGGTCGTGCTCGACAACGAAACCGAAACCACGACCATCACGGGCTACAAGCTGTTCGGCGCGGTGGTGCAGAACGACGTTCACATGACTTTGAAGAAGCCCTTGGTCTGGGCAGAAGGTTCCACAGCCGCCATTGGCTAATTAATTTTATAGAGAGGTTTCATCATGTCGGCCAACGTACAAGCAATGCCCTCCAGTTTTAAGTCTGAGCTTCTGAAAGGCACCCACGCTCTCGGTACCCAGTCCGCGAACAGCGTGCGTACTGTCACGACCGCAGACGTGGTGAAAGCCGCGCTGTTTGTGACGAACAATTCGATGGGCGCGGCTACTACGGCGTACTCGACGACAGGCGAAGTGACCGGCACTGGGTACACCGCAGGCGGCGTAACGGTAACAAATGCGACTGCGCCATCAGTGTCCGGCACAGGTGCGCTGTGGACGCCATCGGCTTCCATTGTGTACCCGACCGTGACTCTGACTACCGCGTTCGACACGGTGCTGCTGTACAACGCGTCTTCGACCGGCTCGCTGGCGATAGGCGTGTACACGTTCGGTGCGCAGACGGTGACTGCTGGCACATTCACGTTGACCATGCCAGCGAACACCACTGGCAACGCGCTCGTTCAAATCAACTAAACCACGTCGTCAGGGGTAGCTCGCCATGCTTGGCTTTTCGCCGGTCGCAAGCGCCCCTTTCGCGGGGCAGACAGGAAACAGAAACGTCACCGTTGGGTTGACGGGTGTTTCCATGTCCGGCGTGGTCGGCTCGGTTCTCTTCGCGCTGGCGATGGGTCTCGCGGGGCTGGCCGGTACGGGCGGGGCTGGTGGCGTAACACACACGACTGCTCCGACGATTTCAGGCGTTGCCGGTACGGGCGCGTCGGGATTGTTAGCGTACTCGCAAGCTGTGAGCGGTGTGGCCGGTACGGGGGCGTCAGGTGCAGCAGTTTCTTCCCTTGCTGTCGGGCTGACCGGCGTAGCGGGAACGGGCGGGGTAGGGGTAGCGGCTCCGTCTATCTCCTCGACACTGACAGGTGTGGCCGGTACGGGGGCAGTAGGTACAGCAGTTTCTTCCCTTGCTGTCGGGCTGACCGGCGTAGCGGGAACGGGCGGGGTAGGGGTAGCGGCTCCGTCTATCTCCTCGACACTGACAGGTGTGGCCGGTACGGGGGCAG